ATAATTTTTCACATTCCTTTCTTACACTTCGAACTAATGGGCGCAAATTGTTGCACAGAACGTGAGAAGTCTACGGACAGACTCAAGCAGACCATGGTATTTAGGGACTTTTTCCCGATACCAGCTGAGGATGACCACCAAGCGGAACCCCTAGGGGGGGGGGATGTAATGGATGCGCAAATAGATGCGTTAATAGAGCACTTCGACGCGGAACCTGGTCAGGTCCAATTAGTGCAAACATCCAGAGACATCACGCTACAGCAACACATTGATCAACTGAAATCAGAAACCACTGGTAACGACTGTGCGTTATACGCCGTCAGAACATGGTATGTTGATAACAAAAGAGTGATCAAGGTGCTTGCTGTAGTGGTAGCAGGCGGATTAGTTGTTCTCGGGGTTGGAGGGTTGGTATTCCTGCCATGGGTTACTGTGAAAGCGCTAGCGCTTACCGGTTACGCAGGTTTTATCATTATCCTGACCTCTATAAAACACATAATAGCAATTGGCACTACAATGCTAGGAGGAGCCACACTTTATGCGTGGTTAGCTAGGCAGTACCAACGGCTTAATATTAGAGAACAAGAGGAACTTGATGTGAGAAACAAGTTCAGGAATGCATTCCATGAGGCACCGAAAAAGTGGGTCAGGAGGAAATGTTCGCACGAGCTAGCTGGTGATGAACGTTCTAAAGTTAGAAAGATGTTGATAGACCATGTGATTAAGGTCCATGGCAAAGCTTTCGTGTATGACGGGTCCAACTCGGATCGCTGTCTACATGACTCGAAGCCACATCTTTATGACTATTCCAGACACATCTACACGGACAAGGATGCACACCTTCCTCGTCATTACTCATCACCAACACCGGACGCAGGAGTCATAATGATTGATTCCGACTTCCATAGGGATGAGTTGGCATCTATACTAATTCGCAACACTTGTTATTTTTACACCATGACGCCAGCAGTGGCGGCTGGGGCTATCGGCAATGCTGCGCTCAGCATTGGCCCCAGTGCAGACAACGGGTATGATCCCGATACAATATCTGTAGTGGTGTGCGGTGGTGCAAAGTACACACATAAAGTGTGGGACTTCAGCTGTGACCATTTCTGTGTCCACGACCTTTTTGGTCGTACTGTTTTTCTCTGTGAACACCAACGTGTGTCGGAGAATAAGAGCATAGTAATGGTCATCGCTGTGGCGTGGCTGCCCCGATTTCATTGGGGTTTAGACACATCCACGGATACGGTACTTTACATTACAAAAACAGCAAGTGAGCTACAGCGCTGCAAGTATAATACGAAAGGTGTTGTACATGTGTCAACTATAGACGATACTGGAGAGGAGATGATATCTTTGGCTTTAGAGAACACAACAACTAGTTTGAATATACCTTATTCATATTACAGAGCTGCGCACAGCATATACCGTGCACAGAAAGTAAAGGATAATGGTTTTTCAACGTTGTTGGCTCCAGTTATGCCACAGAATAGCACATTCCAGGCCAAAGCACGTCTGTTACGTGACATTATGAACACACTGGGTGACGATATATTGCCAAGTATGGCGAACAACTATGCACCCCCAGCACATACACCGATAATGCAGCGACCGGGCTTTCTCACTGAGGAGGTCCCAACTGGCGATGAAGCACGCGCTGTGCAGATTGCCTGTGATAAAAATGATCACGAAGATACCAAAAGGTCCGGGAGGACTGTTTTTCCAGCAATAGTGCCTGGAGCGGTTGTCTTGGATGATACACGAATGTCACGGGAGAATTCAGTACAGAAAAAGGTTATTGAGGTGAGGGCTAAGAACCTCGTCTCAGATGAACGAATCGCTTTTTGGGACCGTGTCACACTTCAGTTTTGTGATGCCGCTCTGAGTAAATACAAACATACACTCACACCCCTCTCTAGCGCAGAGGTTAATGAAATTATGGATAAACCATCTCAGCGTGCAGCTTATGAGCGCATGCGCGAATGGGGTACCGAGGAAATTAACCGCATAGGCGGATCCTCTTTCATTAAGCGGGAACCCGCAATGAGTGCAGGTAAATGCTCCCGAGCCATCACGACTGCAGGCGACGAATATAGACATCAATTCTCGCGCTACACCATCCCCATGACCGAGGTAATGAAGACCTTGCCTTTCTACGTTCCAGGCAAGTCTCCTTCACAGATAGCTGACAGGGTGCATGAAAGGGCCAAGATGGCTCAAACAATGTCCCTCCGTATATTTTGTGGAGACTCCAAAGCTCATGACGGACACCGTGCTAAGTTGACTTACCGCATACTTGCGATCGTCTACTTGTATTTCTATAACAAAGGTGAAGCTAAGCGGCTCATCACATTGTTACGAATGCAAATGGGACGTAAGATCAAGATGACAAACAAGACGTATAGTGATTTGGACATTCTGGTTTACTGGATTGAGACCACTTATGGTTCCGGCTACCCAGACACTTCCTTATCCGTCACTTTGTCACTATTGATACCCGCATTTGCTACACTCTTAGCCAGTGGAATTGAGATCTTCACGGACTGGGATCAAACACCCATAGTTAGACATCTCTCTCCCATCGAGTGCCTCGATTATATCGTTGCACATGGTGGTGATGACACATGTGATATGGGTATGAATCCAGACGCCTTTATTAGGAATTGTGAAGATTTCGATTATGAGATAACGCCAGAATCATACACAACACCCATTGAACCGTTAACTTTGTTAGCGCGCACTTTCCCTTGCCCAGCAATAACTCCAGGTTCGTATTCTGCGATCAGGCGTGTGCTCACCAAGATAGGTATTACTTGTACCCAGGAAACTATTTCCAAGGAAGAAGTATATGCCCGTAAAGGTTTAGCACTGCTGACAACAGATCCGAGAACACCTGTTTTGAGTAACCTAGGCAGATGTTTGGTGCGTTCTGCAGGTGTGTATGCGACAGCTAAGGTCCATGCACAGATGCGACGGGGGGAACTCAACGATGAATTATCCTACCAAGCTAGGCAATGTGTCTACACCGACTCTGGTTACCCCCAGTGCGATATAGATACGCCAGGCCTTGTTGAGGATTTCGTAACAAGCTTGGGTGGTAGTCCTACTATCATAGATGAGCTGTGTACGAGCCTCGACGACTGTAGAGATATCTCACAGTACCAACCACCAGCAATACCAGGAAACGATTGGGTTGCACCAGTTTTCACGTTGATCGCTGGAGCCATAGTTGTACCTGGTCAAGGAATGGTGGGAGGAGTACCGACGTTTGAGGACCGACCGACTGCTAGCTACACTGTTTACGACGAGTCTTGGGCTAGAAAACCGCCTGTGTACGTACCCGAAACACACGTGATGTTAAAAATGACCAACGATCACACTCAGATCAAACAGATTCCCGAGGATTTGTACATGGCGATGCGGACTAATGGAGTTCTGCCTTCATACAACGCACTGCCACGATTGGAATATGTTCCGAATGCTCACATTGCTGGCTCTCGCCACCTAGGGCAATTGAAACTTTTCATGTCGTTTATTACATTCCACAACCTCGCCGGCCTTAAAGGCAAGAAACTGTTAATTCTGGGCTCAAACCCATGCACTTACCTTCCTCTCTTGCGTAGGATGTTAGACCTAGAAAGAGTCCACACTTACGACATCAAGAGAAGTAAGCCAGACGGTAGTGATCGACACACGCATTCCGGAAGAGGACGCGTGTCTCTGGATAACATTTACGACATAGCACGTGAACACCGAGGATGGTACGTCTATTGTGACATCCGCACTGCGAGTGCGAGGGAACCGACGGAACTTGAAGTGTATCAAGACAACGTACTCTCTACCCACATTGCCACTGCGTTCAAAGATGAGCATGTCATGCTCAAATTTCGTTGTACTTACGACGGCACAGTGGATACTATTATTGCGCCTAATGCAATAATCCTCCAACCTTTTGCTCCAATACATTCCACGGAAACGCGATTGTACTACAAACCAGGCGACCGCATTCTGAGGCGTGAGATGGATAAGAAAGAGTATGAGGAGAGATTGTGCGCTTTTAATCGTATGGTCAGACCCCAATTGATTGGAGGAAGACCCTGGGAAGAGCGATACGCCGATTGCATGCTTGAGAGTTTCGGGATAAAAGACACTGACTTGAGGTCATCCCTCTACATCACTGGCAAGTTCGGCTCAGATCAGGAGGATAGTGATACAGGTAGCGTAGTGAGTGTACCAACACCACCATGCATACGCAGACAACTTGCTTCACCTGGTCAGGCAAGTGGGGTGTTCGCGCCCCGCCCTGAGAACCCTACACCATCAACCTCTGACCGTAGTACAGGCGGTCCCGGAAATAGATCCCCTAAAACAGAAGTAGCGGCGTCGGATCCCTGTGACCCTCCGCCCACCGCTACAGATAGGGTCCGTGAGAAAGAGGCACGATGGGTACGTAAGGTCGACCAGAAGCGACAAACACGCATGGTATACGTTCCCAAGACCGGGAGTAATCCCCACAAACCCAACTGATCATGCTCTGATCACCCCCAAATCTACACCAAGTTGGCTGGCCCCTAGTGTCC